ACCGGTGCCACCCCGCCCGCCTGCCTATCGAGCATCGCGCTCAGCTGCGCGAACGAGTCGCCCTGCGCGGCGGCGGACTTCCACCGCTCCACGTCGGCCTGCGTCACGCCAGGCACGCGCTCCCAGAGCTCCTGCACAGGAATGCTCAACATGGTGGCCATTTTGCCGAGAGCGTCGACGGTGGCGGCAAAGGCGCGCGCCTCGGTATCCTTCCAGCGGACCTGGGCGGCGGGGTCGGTCTCGAGGCCGGCAACGTCGGCGGCCAGCGCCAGAGTCTGTTCCCATGCCTCGCCGAACATCGTCTCGCGCTCGGTGACCTTGCGCTGCTCAGCCTGCTCGGCCGCGGCCAATGCCTCAGCCGAGAGGTTGACCAACTCTCCGCGCAGGGCGTGGGCCGGCGTCTGCGAGATTGCGGCGAGGTTGCGCAGGCTGTCACGGCGCGACTCGATGTAGCCGGACAGGTCTGCGGCGGCGAACTCGCCGAGCTTCGTGTCGGCATCCTCGAACGTCAGTACCTTGTTGGCGGCGACCTGGACCTTCTCGTCGGTCGTGGCGGCCATCCAGCCGGCGATCCACTTCTGCGGGAATGCGCCGTAGTGCTGGACGACGAGCAAGCCGAATGTGGTCAGGTTGATCTGGTCCTGAATGGTGATGAGGTCGTCGACCTCGGATGTGATCTCTTCGTCGAGGTCGGACTTGGACAGGAAGCGGATGACGGGGACGTGGCCGACGCCGTGGATCTCTGAGGAGACGAACTCGACTGAGGCGCCGTCGTCGGCGCTCATGTAATACACGGCTTCGTCATCGAAGAGGCGATACAGGTGCTTGCCCTTGGTCGCCGAATGCCGCTTCTCGAGCGCCCACATCGGCCAGTCGTCGTCCTCGCCGTAAACGGCCGTCATGTGGCGCGGCGAGATGCCACGGACCACGGCTACCGGGTCTCCGGGCAGGACCGTGGCGTAGGCGACCCCGTAGCTCAGGGCGGCGCGGTGGACGCCGAGTTGGCGCGCGTCGAGCTGATTTCGCTGCCAGATATCCCAAGCCGGGGCCTCGTCGGTCGTCTTCGGGGCTCTGTAGCCGTCGACGTACATGGATTGGGCCATGGAGTCGACGACGAGGCCGAGCACGTTGACGCGGGACATTTCGGCGATGCGCCGAACCTCTAGCGGGGCGGCGGCGGGCAACCACAGAAACGCCTGACGATTCCTGATATAGCGGTAGAGGCGATCAAGTCGGCCCGCGTCGGCGCTGCGCCATCCGAGCATTAGCTTCGTTTGCTCGATGGCTGCTGATGGTGAAAGCGGCATGGATCTCCTTGGAAAGCACAATTTGCCCCACGAAAAAGGACCATCTCGGGGAGACGGTCCTAGTGGAGCCTTCGCTATGTGAACGCGGCTAACAGAGCCTGCCGCAGAACTCCATCGGGTGCTTCGCGCCCTTACTGAGATTACAGGCCGGGCATGCTATGACGATGTTCTCTTTGCCGTTGCTACCCTTCCCCACAAGCGGCGTCACGTGGTCGACGTGGTACTTCTTTCCGGTCTTCACGTCGCAGTAGAAGCAGCGGCCCTTCTGGCGCTCGTACTGCGCCCGAACGTCGGCGGCGGTGTGCACGCCGGGCGCATTGCGTTTGCGGGCGCGGCGATTCCGCCAGTGCGTTCTCGATTCCTCGGGGTGCGCGGCGGCCCATGCAAGTTGGTAGGCGGCGCGGTCTTCCACATGCGCAGCCCTGTAGACGGCCTGGTATGCGGCTCTTTCTTCGCGATGGTCCGCGTCGTAAGCAGCGTTGTAGGCGACTCTCTCCTCACGATGCGAAGCGTAGTATGCGGCCATATAGGAGGATTTCTCTTCGCGGTGGGCGGCGGCATAGGCAAGCTTTTCTTCACGATGAGCAACATAGAACGCGGCCTGGCGGGCGCTAATTTCTTCGCGGTGAGTGGCGTGGTAGGCTGCCTTATAGACTGCCGCATTCTCGCGGTGCGCGGCATAGTAGGCATGAGCGTACTCGCGCTTACATTCCTTGCACCATGACTGGAGACCACCCGCATACCGCTCGTCGGCGCGGAAGAACTCCAAGGTAGCCGGGTGCTCCCGGCCGCACTTAGTGCAGGTCTTCAGCGGTGGTGTGGTACAATCAGATTGCATCGGACTCCATTTCCGTTGCCACGCCCCCGGAGGTGACACTCGCGGGGGCAATTTCAACCTCCAGTATACCACACGGCGCGGACGGAATCAAAAGAACGCCGCCCGCTGCTTCTTCCTCCGCTGCTTCTTATCGGGAAGAGCCAGGTACGCGCGCCGGGCCATTCTGGAAAGCATCAAGGCGATGAGGGCGTCTATCTTCCGCTTCGACTCCCTACTCTCTTTCGCCACGCCCACGCCCCAAGCGTTGGGGCGGCGACGAGCATTGTGGGCATGTTGCCGCAAGCGTGCGTCGCCGTCGTGACGGAAGACCTTCTCCGTGATCTCGTTGTGCGTGAATTCTGAGCCCTCGATGGTGAACAGCTTTTTTGTCGCTCTCATATCGAACGCGATGCGGTGTTTCATGGTCGCCGCGGCGCAAAGGTCGCGCCCCAAGTCTCTCTCCCATGCGTCGACGTAGCTCTCGAACGGGTGCAGGTCCGAGAAGAATGCCACCACGTCATAATGCTCGAATGCCTGCCGTACCGCGCCGTCTATGGCCTCGCGTGGAGCCTCGCCGCCCGTCTTAGCGGGGTCCCAAACTCCGAGCGTGAATACATACCCATCGGATATGCGGCAGCCGATGAGCGCCGAGTGGTCGTCGGTCAGGCTGCCGTCGAAGCCGAGGCTGATGAGGTCGCCCTCGTCGACCCTCAATGTCTTGTCTGCCAGGACGTCGAAGTCCTGCGGGCTCACGAATGCGTCTTCGGTGGCCACGATCTGATTCAGCCAAAAGCGGCGCGACCGTGAGGGCGGGTTCCGCTTGTCCATGATGGCCTGAATGATGCGCGGGATGTCGAGCCACGTCGCATCGCCGCGAATCGCGTCTATCGTCGCCGGCAGTGTCTCCGGGTCAAGCGTCGCATCCGGCGGGGCCTCAATCGAGTCGTAGAGGAAACCGACGTCGACGGACTTGCCGAGCACGATGTTCTCGTAAGCCTCGCGCGCAACCTGAGCCACCGACTCCTCGCCGGGTTCGTAAGCGTTCGTGATGCTAAGGGCGCGTGCCGCCCCGTCCGGTGACTTGGAGAGGTTGCGGTCAATGACCGCGTCCATCTCGTGACCCTCGTTGCTGGACAACCAGTGATGAGTTTCGTTGCGAAGTACAAAAGTGGAGCGCGCGCCTTCCATCGTCCGCGGCGAACTCGTGACGGCTTCGATGCGCTGGGCGCCGTGGTGGGCATAGATGATTTCCTTGCCCAGGTCGATCTCGTACTCTTTCAGCGCCGCCTTCGTGAAGTAGGCGGGAAACAGGGTCATCGTGTTCTTCGTCTGCGTGATGCTGACGGCGGCGGTCTGTACCCATGCCTGCGGATGCGACACGCCGGCCGGGTGCTCGTTACCCCACGGGTCTTTGACAGTCCGGCCGCTCGGGTCTATGCGGCAGGGGCCGACGAACTCGAAGGCGCAGAGCGTGGCACCGAGAGGGTCCTTGCCCCAACCCTTCAGCCGTTGCAGTACCCCATCTCGGTACAGAAACCGGCCCGCGTCATCGACTGCGTACCAATGCAGAAGGAATCGCGCTTGCTCGGGCGTGTACCGCCACGGCTTCCCGGTTTCGTGCTGCAGCCATTCGCCAGCCCACTGGATGGCCTGCCAGCCAAGCGAACGGCTGGGGAATATCCACTTGCCGTCTTCGCCGCGCTGCCAGGTGGGGCCGATGCAAACGGGTTCAACCGCCGAGGGCGTCGCGGTACTCATCCATCACGGTGACTGCAGCTAGTGCCGGCTTCTGCGGCTTGCGGTCGATCTCGATGTGGACCCGACGCCGCGCGCCCTCGGTTGTGCCGAGTTCGGATGCGGCCGAGCACCAGGCGGCGAAGAGTTGGGCCGACACGCGCGGGGCCTCGAGCATGTTGTCGAGGATGATTGCCAGCACCCTCGCCTGCCGCCAGTCGGATGGCTCATAGAACTGACTCTGACCGGAATCGGCGAGCGACTGATACCAGCCGCGGGCCTCGGCGTGGAGGCTGGCGGGGCATGTAGCCGGCTTCACGTTGCCGGTGGCGGGCACGGTCTCGACCGGGTTCTCCTTGTTGCGCCGCCTGCGCTCTTCGCTTCTCTTTGGGATGGGTCCTGGGGAGCCCATGTCGGCCTCCTAACTGAAAAGGCGCCCCTTGTCGGTGCGCCTTGGTTGTTGGCTTGATAACCCGTACACGTTTGGAGGTGCTATGCTCCCCGGAGGAGCAGACGCGCGCTTTGGGGTCCACCCCCACCCCTGTCGCTGCGCCGGAGCCACACACAGACGCTTGCGTTGCTCAAGAGTGGCGGGACACCACTGCGTGTCCCTAGCCGTTACATCGCGTGCGCAGTCTATCACGGCGGCAGGACGACAGAGAGAAGCCCGCTCATCTTCCCTGCTATTGCGCTTGCATCCGTTACGGCAGTGTGATACGATCTGGTCATGGATTCCCCGCGCACATGCCAGCATTGCAACGCGCATCTGTCGCCCTTCGTTCGATCCGATGCGCGCTACTGCTCTACTCGCTGCCGTGTCGCTGCCCATCGCGTGCACCATGCCGGCGCGAGTCCACTGCCCGCCGCCTTGCGTGACTGTGCCCGTTGGGTACGCCATGATGCAGCCAAGCGTCCGCTCACTGTCCATGGTCATGGCGCTAGCAGTACCAACGCACGTACATGGGCGACCTACGCTGCTGCACATGCCAGCACTGTGGGCAATGGCATAGGCTTCGTGCTCAGTGCCCTCGATGACATCATCTGCTTGGACATAGACGGGTGCCTTGTCGACGATGGTCTCGCACCTTGGGCGGCGATCATCCTTGACGCGTTGCCACGCAGGACGTACGTCGAGGTGAGTCCATCCGGCTCGGGCTTGCACGTCTGGGGACTGGGCAGGTTGGATAGAGGGCGCGTCGTCAGTGTCGACGGAGGCAAGGTCGAGATTTACTCGACGGGTCGCTACATCACCGTGACAGAGCGTCCGTATGCCAACGCGCCGTCTCATCTCGCGGATATATCTGGCGTCATCGCTCAGGTGATAGGTACCTAAGTGCGGCCGCGATGCGAACGGGGTCGTCGCGGAGGTAGCCGATGCCCACGTTGCATCCATGGCACAGAATCCCGCGAACAGCGCCAGTCTCGTGGTCGTGGTCTGTGTGCCAGCCCTGTTTGCTACCGGGGTCATCCGTCCCGCAGCACTTGCATCGTTCGCCCTGCGACAAAAAGCGCGCATCCCACTCTTCGGGAGTCGTGTTGTACCTGACCAGCATCTGCCGTGCCCTGCCACTCGCCGCGTGCCTATCCTTGTTCGCTTCGTACCATCGTTTGCTGGTCGCCGCTTTCCTCTCGCGGTTCGATCCGTACCAGCGCTGGCCACTCTCTGCGTCTCTCTCGCGATTCCCCTCTAGCCATTTCTTGTGAGTCGCGGCCGCTCTCTCGCGGTTCGCTTCGTACCATCGCTTGCCACTCGCCGCGATCTTCTCTGAGTTTGCCTCGCGATAGAGGCGCTCGTACTCACGTCGCTTCTCGGGGTGATCCGCGGAGTGCTTGCGCTGGTACTCGGCCCTCTCCGCACGGCACACCACACACCGACAGCTACCATGGAGGTACAGGTACCCAGTCGGCGTTCCGTGGGCATGTAGCAGGTTGACGCGAACACTCGGGCGTCTCGGGAGTGTGGTACAATCTTCCATGCGACTACCTCTTATCAGGCGGTTGCCACGGCCCCGGGCGTTTGCGCGTCGCGGGGTCACTCTGTGCTTTGCCTGCACAGTATATCACAACGGTCGGACGTATTGCGCGCCGTCACGTCAAGTCTCCGGGGTGCCGCTCCTCTGCCCTTTTCCTCGGCCTAGCCATGGGGTTCGCTGCGTTCGCCTCGGCTGCTGTCTTGCGTGCGTGACAGGGATTGCAGATGGCAGCGAGGTTCGTGTCTTCTTCGCCGCCCTGCTGCGACACGGGCACGATGTGGTCAACTTCCCTGGCGCATGCAACTGCACCATGACAGACGTAGCACACGCCACGATCCCTGCGTAAGATGCGGCGCCTTGTCCTGCCCCAGTTCGGCGGCAGCGGCTTGGTGCGCCTACTTGGCAAAGGGCACGGACGCGCGAATACGGTCGCGCTCACATTGCGTGAGTGGCGGCGAGCGCCAGCCATCAGCGTTGCCGGGGTACCACTGAATGCCGAGGTGCTTGGTCGACAGCGTGTAGACGTGCGGGGTGTTGCGGAGCTTGCTCATGCTTCTCGACTCCTGTCGCTATGCCGCGCCACATCGGCGGCGATCTTGGCAAGGGTCGGGCAGCTCATGCAGTCATTGGTCGAGCTACGCGCTGCGGCTATGCCCATCCCGCTCGTACACGACATGCACGTTTCGATGTGCTCGCGGCGGGCGCGGTATCCTGCGGCTAGCGACAACAGCCGCTCCCATCGCGCTTCGTTCTTTACGACAGCACGGTGCCACGCCAACTCTCTCGGCAGCGAGCGGATATGACGCTTCCGTTTCCGCTTCTTGACGCTCAGGGCCGTGAATCTTCGCTGTAGTCGTCCTCTACCACGTCGCCGTCGCCGTCGTCATGGTCGGGTTCGCCATACTCTGGCCAAGCGTCGAGGATGTTCCCGAAGCGTGTCTCGTGGCCTCCCCATGCCTTCTCGTCTCCATCGGCGTGGGCAAGGTCGCGCTCTTGCTGTCGGAGCCAGAACCACTCTGGGTCACGCCACAGGCGCTTGCTTTCGCATGGTCGGCATCGGCGGCTCAGGTACTTGGCGCTGCGACCATAGCCGGGGTCGAAGTACTCGGATGTGGCGGGCAGCGTGTCTTTGCAGTCAGGGCACTTCCGCGTCTCGGCTGTCTCTGTGCGGGTCGCCCACGTTGTCCCGCTGTCGTGGCTAACTAGCAGCATCCGTGATCCCCCTTGCCCTTCCATATAAGAGTTGGGGGTTGCGTCTACTCTTCAACGGGTCACGTTGACTTTTAGCCTGCTCAGGGCTCTTTGTGCGTGCGTTCTTACCGACGACTCTGCGGAACCGACTGCCTCCGCGATATCGACATACGTCCAGTCGCAGTAGTAGTGCAGCACGACGACAAGGCGCTGTCGTGGGGTCAACACGGAAAGGTCTATGCCGGTGTGGTCAGCCACCCTTGACCCGCTCCCACCACGCTGGCGCCAGCTCGCGCAACCGGTCGCGCGCCGTCTCCGTATCCTGGCAGTAGGCCATGGACGCGCCATTGCGGGCGTCGAGGATGTCGTGACACTGCGCGCAGAGAGGCACCCATTCCGTGCGCTCCCACCCGGCCCCAGCGCCGCCCATTCCGCGATGTCTCGGATAGTGAGCCGGGACGCATCCAGGGTGTTCGCATAGCAGGCAGTCGCTCGCGGCAACTAGCAGCGTCGCCGCACGGTGCGCGGGGTCCACCTTGCGCCGCTTCGTCTTGCCCGGCTTGGGGATCGGCGTGCAGGTGC